TTCCAGTTCATACATGGGTGTACTTAGTTCAATATACCTATGGAAGTCCTCTAATAACTTACCTTATCTATATGATTTTTTGAAATCAACTGGAAATATATCTTTCATCCGTTTCATTGAAACAGGTGTGAAGATCTCTAGTTGGCCTAAAGAATTTGTAGATAAGTGCAAGACATTAGGGGGACTCGGATTAAAACCCGAACCTGCAGGAAAAGTAAGAGTATTCGCTCTCGTAGATTGTGTGACTCAATGGGTTATGTACCCATTGCACAAACGATTATTTACCATTCTTGGGAAAATTCCTCAAGATGGTACATTTGATCAAATCAAACCTTTAAAGGCTCTTCTTCAAAGAAATAAATCTCTTTATTCTTTGGATTTGAGCGCGGCCACTGATCGACTACCAATAGTCCTTCAGATGATCGTGTTAAGTCCTTTAGTAGGGGCAAATTTTGCCAGATTATGGTCAATAATGCTAATCGGCCGGCCCTATAGTCTTCCTAAGTCGGCTTCTGAGTTTCTTTCGATGAAAGATAAACAAAAGAAGCTGAAACAGTTGTACTATGGAGCTGGGCAACCTATGGGAGCGTTGACATCATGGGCGATGCTAGCTGTCACACATCATTATATTGTGCAGTTCGCAGCGTTCTTGGTGTCCGGAAAGACTAGATGGTTTGAGGATTACGCAATCCTTGGTGATGATGTAGTTATAGCCGACGGGCCAATCGCTCATAAATATTTAGAAATTATGAGTTGGATTGGTGTGAAGGTAGGGATTCATAAATCCCTAATTTCGCCTTCCGGTAACTCTCTTGAATTTGCTAAACGATACTTCTATAATAAGAAGGATTGTTCAGCTATACCTCTGAAAGAAGTATATGCTGGGACAATTAGTATTTCTGCATCAATTGAATTAATGCGAAAATACAAAGTGTCTTTATCTCAGATTTTAGCCTTTAACCAGTTTGGTTATCGGTCATTGTCTAAGATTACAAATCCATTGAGAAAGTTATCCGGTCGTATGAGAGCTATAATCTTATCATCGCTTTTTCCTACGGATTGAACACCTGAATCCTTTAAGGATTTCTTGTCTATAAGATCCCTAGTACAGAAAGTTCCAATTAAGGAATCTGTATTTCAGGGTCTTACTGATTCTTATGTTTCCCTGATAAGGAAACAAATCAGTAAACTTGATAACTCTATGTCTCTTTTGAGATATCTAGTTACAGTTGATAGAACAAGGGCTCATTATGGTATGGTTTCTTTTGATCAAGATCCTAGAGTCTGTTCGTTATTACGACCTTACTCAAAGGATCACAATTTAGATCTAAGAAATATGCCAATTTCTAATGAGCTGTATGCATATACTATTCTAATAAACGAATTTGTTTATAGAAACCAGTATATGGATACACTTCTTAAAGTTCGTGAGTTAGTTGCTTTAATCGATGAGGTCGACTCCTTATCAAAAGTTGATCTCTTCGAGACTATTCTAGGTAAATTAGTTTCAATAGAAAATGATTTATCTCTATTACCTTTCGTTGAAAGGGATCAGAGAAGAATAGTTCAAGTAACTAAGTCATCGGTGTCTCGGTTCATAAGATTATGGAAATCCTCAAACCTAGGTGTAAAACTAAAATAATTATTCAGTTTATTACTAAATAATTACTTAGTTTATTTATCATAATGAGTAAACAGGGACTTAAGATTATATTATTCTTTGATAGTATATAACCTGTTTGTATATTCAGTAGTTATGATAAATAGTATTTAGATAAAGTTGTTTAAAATAACTCTTATCCTAATAGGTCTGGCCTATGACATTTAGTCAATAGATCACATTACTGTATAACACCCTATGTAAGGGACGGGGACGAAGGCGAGAAAAAACATCAACCAGGGATGGTTGGTGTCAGCCGAGTAGTAGGCCAATGCTCTAAGAAATTAGAGTTCTTATCTAGAACAGATAAGTATGG